CGGGTCCGAAGCTTATTGAAAAAACTAAAACTAAATAAGTACTATGAACATGTACCCTATATAACAAATATTCTTTCTGGTATCAGGCCTCCTAAAATGCCTCAGGAATTAGAAGAGCGACTTCGAATTATGTTCAAAGATATACAAAAACCGTTTGATGACAATTGTCCCAAAGAAAGAAAGAACTTCTTATCCTATAGTTACGTTCTCTACAAATTCTGTGAATTATTATCAGAAGACTCGTATCTTCGATATTTCCCCCTCTTAAAAAGTAAGGAAAAGCTTTATCAGCAAGATGTCATTTGGAAAAAAATATGCAATGATTTGATGTGGGAATATATCCCAACAATCTAATATTTATATACATATATGAAGCTTACAAAAACGTTTAGTTATGACAATGGCGCTCATTTTGCGTTACTTTCAGAAATGGCATACAAGAAATCTGAAAAGGAATTTCGAAAAGAAATCCAAAATCGTGGATATAATTACGATGTTAAATATTTCGATATAGATGGCGCGCAATGTTATGGTTTAACAGACAGCGACTCTATAATATTTGCGTTTAGGGGTACAGAACCCGATACATTTAATGATGTCCAGGCGGATTTAAAAGTATTCCCAGTGAAGGATGGACCAGAAGGTCTCGATGCAAGAATTCATCGAGGATTTAAAGATGAAGTTGATACTTTATGGAAACCCATAACTAAATGGTTAAAAGAAAATGGTAAGAATAAACAAGTTTACACGTGTGGACACTCTTTAGGTGGGGCCATGAGTGGAATTTGTGCATCGCGTATAGATGGGAGTATATGTTATAACTATGGATGTCCTCGAATTGGAACGAATAAATGGGGTAAATTATTTAATAAAAATCATACCATGTATCGTTTCGTTAATGATAGAGATATCGTACCCAGAATCCCTCCAGCGTGGATGAGGTATAAACATGTAGGTGATTTATTCCATATAAATAAAGACGGTGATAAAATCACTAAAAACCCCGGTCCATGGAAACAGTTTAAAACAGGATGTATGAATATGGTACAAAACCCACTAAGAATAACCCAAGGTGTGTCCGATCACGACATGGGCGAATATCGTAGATATATAGAAAATTGGAGTAAGGTCGTAAAGGAAGTATAAAGATATAATTCTAAAAATGTACATGGATAAATATTATCAATCTTGTCTAAATGATATAAAATTTCATACAGACAAAATTCAGGAGATTATAAAAGATGGATTATCAAATCCCGAAGAGTATTATAAACAGTCGAGAGAACAATGGAAATTTATATATAATATGATCCCGTTTATGTATTTCGCACAATTTTGCGAATCTCAACGGGAAGGTTCGGCCACGGTGGAAAATTTACAAGATACGCCTCATTCAAATTCATCAGGTTTAGATAATTGTGCGCCTGCAACTCCATAACATCTGTGAGTGATTTTATAGCCTTGAATTCTAAAACAATCGTCCCATCAATAATTATATCCGCTCGAACATTTCCTATTGTATGTCCTTCGAATACAATAGGAACTATTCTCTCTGTTTCGTAATTAATCCCCTTCTGTCTCAACATAACTTCCATCGCGTTATGATAGACCCTCTCACTAAACCCTGGTCCGAGAGTCTTGTAAATATGATTACATAAATCTCGGATCATTTATTTATAGTACATCCTAATCTTTAATACAAAAGTGTTCCAGTCGCGCGAAAGTATAACATAGATACACCCAATAAGCACAAGATTAAAAAGATAATCAAAGAAATCGTAGATCCATTATTCTTTTTCTTGCCTTCCATGTTGTTTATTATACAATTACAAAATATAAAAAATTAGTTCCTCATACTAAGGACCATTAAAAGACAGCAACAACAGCTACACGAGGAACACATAGATGGAAGTGATAAGAGCATTCTACAATTACAAAATATAATAAATACAAATAAAGAATATACTATATACAAATTCATAAGAGAAATGAATAAACTTTGTGTGAAAAAATTAGCATATGACGCGATCATTCCCACTCGAGGTTCCAAAGACGCTGTGGGGTATGATTTATATTCAAATGTAGATTATATCATTGAACCGAATGAACGTGAACTCATTGGTACCGGTATTTCGACAAGTTTCCCTGATGGAGTGTATGGACGCGTCGCTCCTCGATCTGGGCTCGCTGTTAAGAAAGGAATCAATGTAGGAGCGGGGGTCATAGACCCCGACTATACTGGTGAAATTAAGGTATTGTTATTCAATCACGGAAAGGATAAATTCGTGATTGAAAAGGGTGATAGAATCGCACAACTCGTACTCGAAAAGTGTGCGACTCCAGAAATTCATGAATTGGAATTATTAGAAGAAACCGAGCGAGGTGGTGGTGGATTTGGGTCTACTGGTGTCTAATTTATTTACTGTGATACTTCTTAATGTCTTTCTTCGTAAACGGAATTCGAGTTATGGGACTTTGTGGCGTTTTACCGCTCTTCTTCGCCACACCCTTAATAATCTTTAAAGCGCGTTTATTATATACGTGTTTTACTTTACCATTACTGCCAATATTCGACTCTAAATACACACGTTTACTGGCTGGAATCATATTCTTTTTTCCTGGATACATTTCGTTATTAAACCACGCCACGACATTCTTGTTTTTTGTATTGTTTTTGTTTTTGTTTTTGTTATTGTTATTCGAATTGGAATTAGAATTAGAATTGGGAATATATCTTAACATACCGCGACGTTCGTTCAAGGTACGTTGTCTGCTTTGTCGTTGTCCTTGCCGCCGTCCTCGATTACCCTCGTCGGTATTATAAAATCCCGATCTGAAACTACCCATTGTAAACCTGGGCACCGTCATTGATCCACCTATTCGCCGCGAACTACTAACAGGCATTATTACTATAAGTATATATTTTATATAAATAAGAACTGAGAATTTCTTATTAATATTGATATTAATACAATTTAACTATGATATTTATACGTATCGCTTAACAATGTAAAACATAGCGGCCGCGACAACACCGGTAGATGCAAGTCCAACCATGCTTCTATTACCATTCGCGTTCAAAAATTGGGGTACAAAATTCGCCAACTTCTCCTGAACTGGTTTACTGATAGCCGCGCCAGTACACACAGCAATTAAAACAAGTTGCAATTGCTCGTCTGTGAGGTTGAGGGGGTTTCCTGTACTCTTCTTTTCTTCTGTTTGTGCTTGTTGTTGAACTGGTTGTTGCAAAGCCATCATTGGCGCCTGCATTTGAGATTGAACCATGCGTGGATCGGCGGCCATCATTGGTGGTTCCAGTGGTTCTTGTGTCTGGCCCATAATATCCGAAATTGGTGTAGAGTCCATTGTCTGTTTATTTTCACTTATATTTTTTTCCGGGAAATTCTGCGAGGTATTTGGAATAAACGATGTCGATGGGTTATTTAACGACACCATACCATCACCCGAATCAGCTAAATTTAGTGTGTGTACATCGGTCATTTAATAGTATCTAACTTTTTTCCCAAAAAACATTTACGCGCTTCGTCCTGTAGTTATCACGTCGTAATTTGGATGTATTTCTCTTAACATCCGCCTGTATTTTGGTAAAATATGATCTCTCTCCCGTGCAGTCATGGTATCGTTGACGCGAATCTGGGTTTTTTCGTGGTTTACATCTATATAAAATGAATACCCATGACTAAAAGTGGAATCGTCTGCAATTTCTGAGGGTAATCTCGTATGTGGAAATAATAACTCTTCGGGTAATTTCAACGAGATTGTGGGTAACGCGTGTACTTTCCTAATTTGTCTTTTAATTAACTCTCGAACAAGTGTCATTTCTTTTTAGTTATAGTAAAATTTGTATTCTTTGCCGCTGACTTAAGGTTTCCTTTTTTCATATTATCGTGTTTTGGATTAAACATCTTTTTATGCGTTTGCCAGAATTGAGGTGCACCGACCTTAAAATTTTTACGTACACTCGCTTTATACCAAAATACACAGTCCTCAATTCTATTTGATTTTGAAGTGTTGTCAAGTACAAGACATTCATAGTTTTCCGTACAAGCATCCATCACCTGATTAAACAGATGAAAAGAAGGAAAAATCCCCATGAAGCTCTTATAGAGCTTTTCTCGATTTTGTATTATGTTCTCGCGTAAAATAAAAACATAGTCTACATTTGCGCGTAAAGCGGGTGGAAGGTCCATACAATATTGCATAGTAAGCATAAAGAATATTTTCCAATGTCTTCCATTCATAAAACACTGTCTAATACATGTATCTTTCATGAATTTAGAATCATACATACAATCATCTAAAAGTAAAAATGCTCCACTATTCTGTGTCTTTCCTGAACCTATAAGTTTTCTCTGTCTTTCTAATACTCGTTCTATAGCCTCTCTATCATAATCCCCGTATATGAATAAATCTGGAACGTATTGTTGATAATAATGATTCCCCTCCTCTGTTGCCGACATAACAACGCCCGCTGGTAGATGTTTCTTATGAAACAGAATATCCGTTACCAGAGTAGATTTACCAGTATTACGTTTACCTATAAATACACAAACTTTATCGTCTGCCATTCGTTCAGGTTTGAATTTTCGTAATTGAAGATTCATCTAAAATATAGCGTCGTTTTAATTCACAAAATTTTACTCACGAATAGTAAGAATGGCCGGACGTTTAAATCTAGCTACTAAAGGAATTCCTGATAAATGGCTCACGGGAGAACCTCAATTCTCGTATTTCTTGATGAACTTCAGACGGCATACTCGATTCGCAGCAGAGTCAATAGAAACACCATTTGACGGTACGGTCGACTTCGATAATATTTTAGAATGTCGTATACCCAATAATAAAGGAGATCTCATTAGAAGTATGATGCTTCGATTCACCCTAACACATCCGTCTGGGACAAATGCACGATTTAATAAATCTATAGGTACTCGTATAATAGACTACATAGATCTATCTATTGGTGGTCAAACTATACAGCGTCTCACCGGTGAATACATATATATGTACGACCAGCTCCATAATACAACAGACGACACAAATCAAACACTCTATTTTTTAACGGGACATGACCAATATATAACGGTTGGTACCGAATTTACATATAATGTACTCCTACCCTTCTATTTTTTCCGACACCCAAGTTTAGCTTTACCTGTACATGCACTCACGAAACAACTCGTGGAAATTCGGGTTAAATTCAAACCACTAAAGGATGTATCTATATCCTATTCGGGTGGTACTGCATCTACACCCCCATCGAATGTTGCGTCTACTATGAAAAATCTGTCCCTGATAACGGATTTCTTTTATATAACAGAAGATGAACGTAATTTCATGCTCACGAGACCCATCGAATATGTGATAACACAAGTTCAAAAATCACAATTTCGTATGGAGTCGGGAGAATCTAAAAAGGCAATCATGGTGAATTTTAAAAACCCGGTCAAAGAGATGTATTTCATAGCTATTAAAGACGGGGGAATAGATGAACATACAAAAATTAATAACGTTACGTTAAAATTCAACAATAATACCGTTATAGATGCAGATTATATGATGTTAGAAAATGAACAACCTCTTAAATATCATACCGGATACCCAGATACTAACTCCAGATTTGGGTTATATAGTTTTTCTCTTAAACCAGAAACATACAGACCGGCGGGACAAGTAAATATGAGTCGAGTTTCTCATAAACTACTTGAAATGGAACTCGCCAATTCAAGTGGTAACACTGTTCGGGTTTACGCCGTAAATTATAACGTTTTAAGAATAGAAAGCGGTCTAGGTGGGTTAAAATTTTAGGTAGTAATAATAGTAATGGCCGGTAGAGTACAACTCGCAACATCAGGCCCGCAAGACATATTCTTTACAGAAGACCCAGAGTATACGTATTTTATAAAGAATTTCAAAAAACATACAAATTTTTCTACGTTCTTTGTTGATCTTGACGTAGATGGTGAAGTAGAATTTGGAAATAATTTACGTTGTACGATTCCACAAAATCAAGGGGATCTCTTAAAAACATTAAGTTTTAAAATTGAATTATCACCCATAAACCAATCCTTAGTGGGAGGTACAGATGGGACTAGGTATAACGAATCCATTGGACACGCCATATTTGAGTATGTAGAGCTTTTTATTGGTGGTCAATTAATACAACGCATACCGCGAAACTTTCTACAAATTTATAGCGAACTGTACATAACACAAACAAACCAGACCCCATTAGCTACCCTAATAGGAAAACCACCAGGTGAATTATCTGGATCTAAAGTTAATGGTTCGGATATATTGGGATATCTCCCATATGCCACTGTAGATACTAAATATTTTGTAGACATTCCATTCTATTTCTATAATAATCCAGAATTGGCGATTCCATTATGTGCCATAGATAAACAAGAAGTCGAAGTCGTATTTAAATTGGCGAATTCTGCAGATTGTTATCACTATCAGGAAACATCTGGTGGATATCTACGCAGACATGGTATCGAAATCAAAAACCTTATTAAAAGTCTCAAAGTCACTGCCGAAATGGTCTGTTTAGATGAACCAGAAAGAGCTAAACTACAAAGCAACAAAATTGATTACATAGTAACGCAAATACAGGAAAATACATTTGATCCACTTCCCAGAGAAGATAACCATAACACATTTTCAGAAGCGACATATAGACTGAATTTTGTAAACCCTGTAAAAGAACTATTCTTTGTGATTCAAAAGGTCATACCAGTTCCCAGCAATACTCGGTGGGTATCCGCCTTTGATTGGGACCACACCGAACAAATTCTAAACACGGGATCTTCTCACTCGAGCGCTATTCCTATGTCGAGATATATAAATTATGAAAATCTTCATCACCTTTCATTAACACTCGATGGGGAAACTATTTTGGACGAAGATACAGGTAGCTTAATAAATCTACGCGCAGTTCAAAGTGGTATACACCATTCACGAACACCCCTTTACCGACGTTTCTATTCGTATAGCTTCAGTCTCGAACCAGAGCGCTGGTACCCAACTGGACAGAAAAACTTCAGTTTTATAAAAAACCAAAACATCAAAATAAAAATCAACCCACACGCTGGATTCGGAGACCGCGGCTTGCGTGTATATGCCCTAAGTTACAACATACTTCGCATTGAAAATGGGATCAGTAAAATACTATTTATACAATAATGGACATCGAACAAACAGCCGTTAATATAATTCAACCCGTATTAGAGCAAGCTCTGATATTATCAGGAGAATACGCAAAAGCGTGTGGGCGTGATACAATTTTATCCCAAGATATGGAATATTGTATTAAATATTGCGCCATGAACAAAGTAGGACTACATTCCGGTTCCCTTTTCCCGGAAATATACGACGATGATGACGAAGATAGTGATGAAGAAGATTTTGAAATTGTTAACGAAAAAGAAGAAGGTTTAAAATTTGAACGTTATTCAGGGGATGATGATAAATTCCTGAAAATAAACGAATCCTACGATATTTGGGACGAGTGGGTACCTCAAAATGAGGCAGAACAAATGATAAAAGATTCCATCGATAATAATTCCGAATTAACTGATGATAATTACGATGATTTCTGGGAAAGAACACAATAAATAAAAAACATTTATCATAATAATGGAATTAGATCCTACCGAAGTTCCATCAGGGTGGGACGACGCTGATTACAAACACTTTAGTGTGTGTGGAAGCGATACTTCCGAAACTGAAACGGATACGGATACAGATTCGTGTGCAGATTCCACCACCACAGAAACCACTATCTCGGAGCAAACCATTACACATGTTCAGTTAGTTGATTCATGTGAAAATAATAAACCTCGCAAATTTAACAAAAAAGTTAAAGATATGAAAGGATTTGAAAAAAACGAATACAAGAAAATATTAGTCGAGGAGGAACTACTCCCAGAATAAAATATCTTTTAATAGTATAAAAAATGGACGAAACACTCACGCTTGTTACTCAGGAACTCGAATCTCAAAGCCTCAACGCCGTCGTTGCTGGCTTCAGCTTCGCTGCTGCGCTCTCTTGGATGGATCTCGTGCGATGGGTTATCAACCAAATCGTCAAGGTTAACAAGAATGGTGGTGCGAACTACGCTTTGACTGCGATCTTCACTACCTTGTTGTCGGTTCTCGTCTATCTCGGTATCTCCAGATTGTCTCCACGTGTCGAAAAGCCACGCACACCAGTCTTCGCCATTACTCGATAGATTTTGGTTTTCTCATAAATATCAATAATATGAGACCGGTTAATACTATTACAAAAATAGATACAAACGCATCCCATCTATGCGGATCCTCTAATTCGGGGATTTTCATAGGCGGTGGGAGAGACATATCTCTCATAACTTTAGGAACACTCTCTAGTTTATTCGTAGAACACGTTACTGCTAGTTTAAGTATATGATTTGCACTTCTAAAATCGTATGGAATTAATTGATTATTACTGCTGTAAAAGAATTGTACACGCAAACTCGTTATATTCCTGGGTCCAGAATCAAAATTATGCTCAACAATGTCGTCGACACCTGAAAAATTAATAACATCCCCACACATCAGGATACGACCCGTATAAAAGGGGGTCTTTGAAAATATAGTCTTGTTAAATTCTTCAGAACCACTACTTAATTTTACTATAATCGCATCGGGTCCCTGTAAATTTATAGCTCCCGTTTTTAGTGTTTGTGTTCCACCTACATTCGTGGATGAAACATTACTCGCAGAAAACCCTAAAATATCGTGTGGTGTCGTGTACCCATCTACGAGTACATTGGTGTGATACCCACGCACACCTCCATAAAATTCGAGTGTAAATGGTGTTGACGAATTTGTAAATGTGATATCATTCGTACCAGAATCGTACGCAGCTGTCGCTATATTTGAACAAGCTGAGGTCATCGCTGAAGCGAGTGTAGCTCCTGAATAGTTATCATTTGGTAATGACGTCGTTATCCCATTCACAGAAAACGTATTATTGCGTTCATTGATTAACATTTGACTCGCGTGTATTCGGGCTGATATAAGTGAAATTTTAGTCACGTCGTAAATTGGATTTTTTAAACTCACAACATAGTCTGCGGGATTGGGATATAAAACAGGATCTCTTTCACCACTATCTATGTCTAAGGTATGTACCTTCATTAAAATATATGGATAATATTTTAATGATTGTTTATCTCGATCTTATACTGATTTTATTACAATTATGAAAGACTATGCGCGAGTGGGTTCTTCTGGAGTTGGTGTTTGGCCAAGTCCAAATTCATATTAGCCGCGTGTGGGTTATACATACCCTTATACGCGTTAAACTGGTGGAATTTAGAGTTTTCATATTGTTGTGTCCACGCTCCGTTAGCGGCATTCACACGACCGTCAATTCTACTAGAATCGGCACGCATACTCGTTACTAAACCACCTTGATTAAGTGGTCCAGCTCTGACATTCATTCTACCAGCACCACCAGATCTATTTGGTTTTCCACGACGATCGTCTGGTCTGAAACCGTAGTTCTGTAATTCTTGAACTGTGTGTGGTGTACCGTAAGTTCTCTTTTCTCCAATCTTGCTACCTGGGGCATTGATGTATCCGTGATGGAAACTATGTATACCTGGAGCTGGTTGATTCGCGTATTGATATTGTTCTACATTACCATCCTTCTTATTACGTGTCGGATCCTGTGCACGGGTGCTCATTGGTATAAACCGCTTCGCGGGTGCATTCGAAAGACCGTCTGTTCTCAAACCAGTTTCGGACCTATTCGTTGTACGCTTTGTACGTTCGTGTTCTTGTCTTGGTGTAACGCCGGACATACCCTGCGCTCGTCCTGGGACAGTAGGCAGTCTCTCTGGAAGGAATGCAGTCTTTTCTGGTCTATTATTACCAAGTTGTCCCGCAAGTCCTCTTCGGCCACCCGTTATATCCCCACCTGGTCCAGTTCTACCTGGAAGTGTTGTTAATTTATATTCACCCACGTTGACTGGATTAACACGGAATAGTTGTTGATAACCGCCAAAACTTGGTATTTCGCTACCGACCCCGAGGCCGGGTCCAACTTGTTGTTTCTCTATAGGTGCCAAATTATTCATTCGTCCTGTATCAAACATACGATCTCGCATTTCCAATATCTCCTGACCGCTCGATTTTTGCTGAGGCGCTATATCCCCGAATTGAGGCATTTCGACCTTTTTACTTGGTATAACAACGGTGTCGTCACTATCTGGAATAACAAAATCGGGTGTTTCTTGTAAGGGTTGTTCTTCCGTTTCAGGTTCATAAGTTTCTTTATGTGGTTTACTTAATGTACGACCAGCGTACACTAAGCCCGCAATAGCTAAAATAGATATAGGATCAGCCATCTTTCTTATTACTTAGACACATTTTTATTCCCATACCTTTGCAAAAACATACCATTTTGTGTATTGGCTCGGGTACTGGATGGTTCATATGTTCGAGTTCGAAGGGGAACTTTACATTGAACATTCTGGAGTGGGAAATATCCCCGTCTGTAAGTTTCGACTAAATTCTTATTAAATTGAGATGTTGTTTGTGGTCTAAGTTGATCACTCGTTTCAATGAATTCTGCTGGACTACCCTTTCCGGCCATGTACGGAGCTGTCCCATATAATACGGTGTTTGGGCGAGACCCATAATTTAATGAAGTGGGCTGAGGTAAAGGATTAACATCGGCCGTCGCGCACACGGGTGGAACAGCTGGATGTTGAACAATATTCAAACCTGGTTGAAGTTGGTACGCCATTTACTATTATATAACATTTTGTTTATAAGTAAATCGAGTATCAGCGTTTATATTTACTAACCTAAAATTTAAGTAGTGAGTCCACCACCAAGACCAGACCCCCTATGCATACCACTTCTCTTATCCCCATCTGGATCGAGACCCGCGAATGCACCTAATTGAACACCTCTCGCATCGGGATCGCACATACGAGGATCCGAGCGACACATTGGTCTATTTTTTCCTCCGTACAACCATTCAGCATATGCAGTTTGATCTCCTGGGATATCCGTAACTGGACTGGATACAAACTGTCTAGATAATGCATTCCTTTGATATTGGGGCAAGGCGGAACGAGAGCGAGCTGGTCCATATGGAATACGATCAGTAGCGTGAGCATTCACGTTCTGCTTAATCGTTGGGTAATAACACGCAGCTGGGCGATCTGGGTTATCGTTATAATCACTCAATAACACATTCCCCATTGGGTTGTCTGGTGTTGGTCTTTGACATGCACCTCCGCGAACTGGACGAACTGCTACAGGTCTCGCAACCCCCTCTTTAATCATGTTTGATTTTTGCATAACATATAGTACGCCGAGAACCGTCGCACCTAAAACAAATATACGAGCATCTCTCTTAATTAGATAGATGATACACGTTGCATATATAATAAAACGGGCTGTTGCATTTATGCGCTCGTCTGATGACTGACTATTATTTGGCCAAAATTCAGTTACCTTATCGGCTTTTACAAGCTGCATAGGATCTTCGAATACAGTGCTCATTTATATTAGTATAGGTTTATTTTTTCAACATCCCTCCCAACATGCCCTGTACAGATTTAAGCAGTTGAGCTTCATCCAAATCCCCTCCACTCTCCCCTAATTCGTTCGCCATTTTAGATGCTACGCTTTCTATAACCGATAGCGTTTTGGGGTCGATTTGCTGAATAGTCGTTCCTAACATATACAGTGTTTGTACATATTGCCAAATAGCATCTTTTGTAGCTTGTTTTGCGTTGCCCCAATGAGACTTCAAATTAACATCTTTAATAAAATCCATATTCTTTGATTCCTCTATAAAAAACGTTTCATCCTTAGCTGTAAGCTTGTCTGCATGTGGTGAAACACTAGCCATGAACCCGTCGACGATAAGCCGAGGATTTGCACTTTTCATTAAATCAAATGCAGATTTACATTTGCGGAGTCCCTTTTCTTCTGGAAACGTCTTATGCAGTTCCACAAGGAATTGCTCCATCATATCTGTAAATGCGGATACCGAGGTCATTGGTCTAGTGTTATTATATAATAGACTATATCTTTAAGTTAGAATACTAAAATGGTTCGGTGGAAATAGTCTCTCTCTTACCTAAACCATTTGTTACTATAAAAAAAACTAAAATAGCCACGAGTGTGGCTGGTTTAGCGTATGCACTTACTTGCAACTTTCCTTCATTATTTAACTTCGCCTTTGCGTGTATGTATCCAGCTGTTATACCCCCAGCTATAATAGCTGCCCAAACGGGATCTCGAAGATAATCTTCTATTTCCATTTAATAATAACCAACTTTTTTTCTTCTATCATCCGCTGCATCTGGAAATAATACATCTTCTTGGGTAGAATCCGTGTAAGTCTTTTCCTGAGGTATGCGAGATGTACGAATATTTCTAAATTCATCCTCGAATGGAGAACGACTGGGCATTTCGGATACGGGAATTTGCTCGGACACGGGTTCTGTTTCCTGCGCAACACCCGGTTCCATCCTTGGTTCCATCCCTGGTTCCATCCCTGGTTCCATCCCTGGTTCCATCCCTGGTTCCATCCCTGGTTCCATCCCTGGTTCCATCCCTGGTTCCATCCCTGGTTCCGCCCCGGGTTCCATCCCTGGATCCTCTTGTGTCTCCATCGATTCCCCTTCTATTATTTCTGGATCTTGTGAATCCTCGATATCGCCCCCTATGTTTATGTCCGAATCTCTTTGAGAAATATATGTTTGGAGTATTTCTTGTACAGGTATGAGTTCCTTAACTGTTGTTTCTATGCAGACTGAAAATCTTTCGAATAAAGTATCATTACGCTGATGTTCATTTTGGGATTCGTGAAATATGTAAGGATCCCTGTATATATCTTTTGCTGCGTTATTATAGCACATTTGAATAAACACTTCATTTGATGGAAGTTTAAGTGATAATTTTTTGTTGTCCGAGCTTAAGCGAACCGCTGATAAAATTTTTGTAGTGGCGACGAAAACAGCCGCCAATAAATCACTGAACCAAGCGCATCGGTTTGTGATATTATCAGAGTGTGTTTTTGACATAGCATCACTCCAATTTGGTACTTCTTTCAATAATTTTTGAAACATCACTAATACCTTCCGCCCTTTGGACATTTTGTTTGCTTCTTCGTACATGTCATCAAATACATCTATCATAACTGGAGCCATTAATAAACATAACTGACCAATATACTCTTTTTTGGCCTCTACCAGAATATTTAGATTATCCATTTATGATATATGTAATTTTTTAAAAAAACCATTATCGCGCATCACTTTCCCCTGTACTTATTTGCAGCTTTTTTCAGGTTTATAAATGATGGAAATTCCTCTTCTAACACCGATTCTTCTTGTTTTTTCTTCTTGATATTCCACGTGATATATAATTCATAATCATTTATATGTTTTACTATAAACCCACCACGTTCAAGTTGACGTTTTATATATAGTGTGGCCTTCCTGCGGTCAAATGTGGGATGTCCCACTATAAAACCGGGGATGACTACAAATAATTGTTTATTTCCAATCTCAACGGTCTGGCGTATTTTCTTGGACACTTGATTGTAAAGTGATACGTATGTATCTTTCAGTAATTGCTTCTTTTTCTCTTCGATCTTCGCAATTTCATCTATACTGATCATTACAATTACAGTAAATTATTTTTAAGGAAATCTAACTCAGATTTCTTAACCGTATTATAATCCATAAATACTTTACCAGTTCCTCTATCTAAATAAGGTTCTTTATTTAGAGGTTCATCTATATCTATTGGTTGTGTGTGAGCACTCAATACCTTTACATTAGTGTCATCTATGAATTGTAAATCTACTGTTACTGAAAACCCGATTGAATATCCACCGTGCTTGACGACCATGAACATAGCCTTATATAAATCCTTTTTAGGTACATCCCCTTTGTTTATAACTTCTTGTACACTCCCCTCGACACTTTTTACAATTTTAGGTTTAAATTTTTTAACAGATATAGTTTCAATTATGTAGGTACACATTTTCGTTCGTTCCGATATGTATTTATTTGTTGCGAGAATCATCGCCTCCATTTGATCATTCGTAAGACTAATCTTCTCATCTTGCTCTGTGTATTTTGAAAGATCTTCCTGGGGGTCATCTATCACGATACTTCTAGAAGGTGCGTGATATCCAGCAAACCCAGAAGCCTTTGAATATTGTTCCGTTTTAACCATCGAAACAAGAACAACAACAATTAAAAGTAAAACTATCAATGAAAGCCTCATTAAAATACGCGGCGAAAATATTATCTAATCGATCGTTCCATCTCCATTTTCTAATAATTCTGGATCTATAAATTCCTGAAAATCCTCTCCCACTAATTCCATATTATGACCAATTGAATGTGTATTTGTATTTGGACTTTTATTGTTATTGTATGGGACCTTTATAGATTTCGTACGTTTTTGTTGTAATTGTATGCGCAATTTTCCATTCTCTCGTTTAAGTTTTGCTAGCTCTTTTTTGAGTTCACTTTCGGAACTCGTCTGACCCGCGAATACAGTATACGATGTTAACATTACTTATTATAATAATCACCCGTTTAAGCATCTATCATAATATTCTTTCGAGATTTCACTCGCTATACATCGTCTACCTGTGTTTTTGCACGCAATCGCCGTAGTTCCACCTCCTAGAAACGTATCCACTACTACATCACCTTCATTTGAGTGTTTTTTGATAAGATCCTCAAACAATTTGATACTTTTCTGTGTCGGGTGGAACCTTCCTTTACCGCTTTGTATGGGATATCTATATATACCATTATCATATTCTCCATTAAACGTGGGTTTACCCTTCTTCACACCTAAAACAGCTATTTCGCGTGAATTTGTTAAATAATTAACACGTGAATTTATGGGTTGTGGATTCGTTTTAACCCACTCGATAAATCTTAACTGTTTAAATTTGTGCTTTTCCATGAGTTCTTTGAGGTATGATAATTTCCAAATGTCAAAGAATATTATACAAGTCCCTCCATCTCTCAATTTGTCATGGTATAATTTAATGAAATCACCTAGGTCATCCATTGTAAAGTTCTCATCCCATTCACCATAGTTTGTTTTTACACTATATTTAGTCCCGTGAATTGTGCCATATTTTAGATAATTTTCCCTCGCATTGGGTGCATCGACTTTATTTTTGGATTTATACTCCTCCCATTCCTGCTCCGTCTTCGATATATCTTTACCAGAATCAATCGCATCTCTTAATTTGTTCATTCCCGTTTCATGTGATATTATATAGGGTGGATCGGTTAAAATGAGATCAACACTCTTATCATTAAGAGACTTGAGTAATTCGATACCGTTACAATTTCGAATATCCATGCCAAATTATATAGTCATATCTTTAAATGAAACAACAGTCATAGCCTAAGTTAAAAAATACACTAAAAAAAGTAACAATGACTACTCCATCCGAAAAGCGTTTTTGTGAAGTTCTCAAAGAGCTATGTGATATAGCTAGAGATGAAGGATGGGGCGATCCTCTCAACTACGGACGCTCCCGTGAAATAGATCTCGCTATTAAACTTGGACATAGAGTATCTGATACACTCGCAGGGGCGGATGCTTTTGATCAAGATGGAAATCCCGTAGAATACAAAACGACGACACAGGATATAATACAAGGTACTTATAACGGTGTATCGGTTTTTCCAACTTGGGAAGAACAAGAGGCGTACTTGAGAGAAGAGAAAATTGGAAAATACAAACATCATTATTTTGCTAGATATGATGGTTCTACCGTAAAGGAGGCATGGGTACTCACCAGTGAACAGGTTTTGGAACATTTATTACCAAAATTTAAAACTGCATTTGAATCAAAAAAGTCAAAAAAGGACCCTCGATTAGGATGTTCCATCTCGGCCGATATAATTAGAGAGGGTGAATGGCTTGATATTTAATTAAGCATCTATATACTTCTGCCGCTCGCTCGCCGACATGCGTGCAATTTTTTCATCGTGTAATTTTAATTCCTTTTTTACTTTATGAATCTGGCGCCCCTTTTGATTATCTTCATGTTCTAGTGTTTTGAGAATATCTTTTAATTGCCTGTATATAATAACATTAAAATCCTTATCTATATTTTCGTCGTTAAATATAACATCGTAACATGACCGGTGTAAGATGTCTTTCATTAAAGTTCGTTCAACGTTACCCTTGTCGTCCACCACGTCTATAGTCAAATAATATGCTCGTGAACATGGATCTATCTGAACAGTAGATGACGCTAGACATTTGGGTATCACTAAATATGCTTTATTTGAACTCGCTTTAATGGATCTTCGAGAAAAATGCTTTAATATGCGTTCATCATCTCTCACGTTTCCAACAAAACCATGTTTAAATAATATTGGTTTGAGAATAATAGATTGTGTCTGTGGTTCAGTTTTATTCACGTCTAGTTCTATGCTATTACCCATAACACCCAAAGAAAACCCATTTATACTCGTCGCTATAGTCGTCACTGATAATTTGAGATTATACCTTGAAAAGTTGACAAAAATAACATTTGTGGACGTCGAATATTTCATTTTAGAACCTAGTGTTCGTTTCAGTAATGTACACGAACCCAGATGCGTTTGGTATGGGATATCATAACATGGACATAAATTTGCGTATTTTCGTCTCAAGACGCGAGGGAGTTTATGATGCTTTTTTCTCTTACCTTTAGCGTCGTCATCGCCCACGGTCCCACTGGATTCGGTAGATACGTGGTATTGTTTTAAAAATTCCTGGAGTGTGGGATCAATCGGTTTATACCACGAGGGTAAATTAACATCGCTTATTGAAAAAAACCACGATTTAAAACGCTTCCACATTTATTATTAACTTATATTTTTAAAACCTAAGTTAATAATATGAAATGGATTTTTCATGATGGATGCCTCTAACAGCCTCCGAGAAATACAAACCCTCATAGATAAACATGCGGGTGAAGATGTACATATTATAGAAGAGGGGGATTATCTACAAATATGCAACCACATGCGTACAGTTTTCCAATCTAAAGTGTCATCGACACCTAACGTATTTCAACAACCCATATCTATACAAAATATACCAAGTTTAAACGAAGATATGGTAAATTATTTTTACAACAATCATAAATGTAATAGGTTATGGTCAGAAATACGATGTAAAGAACACGAAATAAAGGGACTCGTAGATGAAGAGACGTATTATTTTAAAATACGCAAACGACGTGTCATTGGTTTTAAAAACGAAGTGGTTCAACATTTTTGCGCTTTACATCGAATACGCTTAGAAGATTGGACGTATGATTATCTCAAAAAACATTATGAAGAAAATGGTTCTGAACAGGAAATAGCCGACTTTGAAAAAATGTTCGGTGAACTGTGTGAAACATATATGACCCTCGAAAATTCATTTGTACGTAAACATCTGACAGAAATAATGGCTCGAAAAGAAGAATTGTATGACAAAATAGATGAACTTGAAACTGAAATGGCTATGTTGGATCCACGAGTTGTTGGAGCGACTGAAAATCTACTTATTCGGTACGAAGACGAAGATGAAGACGAAGGCTCATTGAACTCGCCTATACAATATACAATAAACGACGACACACTTCCTGAAAATACACGTTATGCAGAAACTTTTATTAACACACCCACTGTTGTTGCAGAATTATCACTCGATGATGACGATGATAATACTAATGTAAACACGGTTAGTGAACAATATGGAGACGCCGCTAATCATGGGTGGTTAAATGGTACACAATTAAACCATATACTCGATATAGATTAAATCGCGTTATTCATATTCGTTTCCTTTAGAGAATCGTATATAGATTTATCGATTATGAGGTAAGACAGTATACCACCAATAACAAACGCACATGTAAGGATACCTGCACCCTCTAGTGTCTTGTTTTTATCCTTACCAAATTCTTTGATGGTTGTCTTCGACCGTGGATGTACTTCGCTTACAGCAAAAACGACGAGTGTGGCCAAAAATACCGCCGCTATTAAGTATCCTCTATCGACCGATAAACGAGGTAATCCTGTGGACAGAGATAATAGCATATTTGGGATAACGAATGTGAGTAGTATAGTCTTTGCTGTATAATTATCCGTGATTAATGGAGACGCTAGTGTAAACAATACAAAAATCCAATATAACATCATTATACCCACATCGGAATACGGAGTAGCTTCTACCATGGTTATTGTATTTTACTGAGAAATTATTTATCTTGTACGTGTTTTCCACAGAATTTTGTCTTCTGAGTAATCGGTTCGTATATCCCGAGTTCTTTACAAATTTGTATTAATTTATTATATTTATCCCAA